GGATTGGGGCGATTACGACACAATCTACATTGATAATGTGGTTAATTTCTCAGCTTGGTTGCAAGAAAGGGAAGTTGACTCAATCAGTGAAGAAACCGAACCTTGGTCGTGGTTGCATGAATTGGTAGAAAAATATAACGAGGAATTGGAAGATGAATAAGCAGGAATTGATTAAACACATTAGGGCTTTGCCTTACAGCAAGGGACCTCTTAAAGATACAGCAGAAGTCAATATAGGATGGTTAATAAGAAATATTGACCAACTAGACGAACCAGAAAAAGCCAAAGTTCCGCAGTGTGTGGCAGATTGGTATGAGAAGAAAAAACATGATTTAAACCATTATATTTGGGATTACATCTATAATTGGAATCATCAAGAGGAATCGGAATTTAAAAGATGGATGAACTGTTCAATAACCACATTTCAAACCCTCGTCAACATGCACCAATTCGGCTATGAGGTCGAGAAAGAGAAGCGGTATACGGTTAAGATTAAAGCATCTAATCAGTACATTATGAGTAATCCTGATGAGAATGCTATTTTTTTCTACAGTTGCAGAGCATATTCTAAACTTACCCGCAAAGAACTAGAAGAGGCTGGCTTCGGCTGGGTGTTTAATTGTCCAGGTATTGAGATCAAGGAGGTTGAGTGATGAGTTACGATTTGGAGATTTTAGCAAAAATAAAAAACGGAAGTTATATTTATATCGCTGAACCTAAATATAGTTCTCCGACATACAATCTTGGAAGAATGTTTAGAGTTGCTATGGATTGGGATTTTGACCAAGGCACTACGTACAATATTGCTGACATTTTACATAACATTCAACGCGGTATATCTGAATTAGAACAGTATCCTGAAAAGTATGTGCAGTATGAACCTGAAAACAAATGGGGAACAGTTAGCGGTGCATTAGAGGTTTTGAGATCGTTAAGGGATTGTATTTTAGAACAAGATATTGACACGAAATATTTATATATGAGGTGGTAAATTGAAACGATTCATAGCTATCTGGATCTTGCTATCAGCTGGACTAAATATCTGGCAGATGGACAGGATTCGAGATTTGGAAGAGAAGAAGCCTATGGTTATCTATAAGGCTGATAACGCAGGCGCTGAGATATTTGGTAAGGTCGTCGAGAAAGGACGACATGGCAAGCTATACACAGTGACTATCAGAGATTATGGGATTTTCGTAGTTACTAGAGAGCAGTGGGATAAAGTGAAAGTTGGGGATGAGGTGATGTTATGACGTTCGTGGAACACAATAACCGCGAGAAAGCCAATAAATTTGCTGAGTATGTGACAGGGAAGCCTTTGCGTGAATACTTAGCAAACAAAGTAAAACAGTATTGCGGTGAGAATATTTCTGTGTTTGATGGTGCTGCAGGTTCTGGACAGTTGGAGCAGTTTATTAGTATGGCTGATTTTCATGCGGTAGAAATTCAGCAGGAGAGTTGTGAAGCGTTGAAAAGCAATTTTCCTCATGCAGTCGTGAGTAATCAGAGTTTTTTCACTTATCAATCAGATATACAAGTGGATGCAATTGCAATGAACCCACCTTATTCTCTGAAATTGAAAGATTTACCAGAAGAAGACCAACAGGCTATTAAAGAATTGTTCCCTTGGAAAAAATCAGGTGTTGTTGATGATATTTTTCTGTTGAAGTCACTAACTTACACGAAACGATATGGATTCTATATCATGTTCCCTGGTATTGCTTACCGTCAATCTGAAAAGAAAATGAGAGAGCTTGTAGGAAATAACCTTGTTGAATTGAATGTGATTCAAAATGGATTTGAAGACACGTCTATCAACGTGATTTTCTTGGTTATTGACAAAGAGAAAGAGAGTCCTGAAATTTCAAAAGAGATTTATGATTGCAAGACTCAAAAGATTGAATACCAAGAGTCTGATACATTAGATACGGATTTTAGATGGGTCGCACCAAGCAAGCCTATCGAGAAAGAAGAAATAGACATTGACCAAGTAAATGCAGAACTAGACCAAATGGCAATCAATCATCTTGAAAAACATTTAGCAAGTCAACTAGTCTTGATTCAATTCTTTAATGCAGATATTGATTTAAAAGCTTTCATAACGAAATGCCACAAGGTCTTAGATGATTATTTATTGGCTTATAATTTTGCAGTAGGATTAGAATGAAACCAGATAAGATAACAACGCACGGATTGCTAGAAGTTTGCGAGCTTATTTCAGGCACTAGAACGAAAACAACAGATGGTCCTTATTTTATCTATGGAGCTGGCATGAAATCAAAAGGCACGACAGACAAATTCAATTGTGAAAGTGATACAATCCGCTTGACTCGTAAGGGTACAATTGGTGCTGTTTATTTCCATCGAGATCCATTTTGGATGGATGAAGGTAGCTTTAAAGTTGAGCCAAAAGAAATAATAGCTAAGCGGTATTTATTTCATTGGCTGTTGATGAAGCGTGAAGAAATAGAGCGATGCGCAGACGGAGATAATCAACCAGGCTTATCACTAGCAAGATTGTCAAAGATAAAGATTGAAGTTCCTGATATGGAATATCAGTTGAAGGTTGTAAAGTTGTTGGATGAAATGAGCGCAGATTTGGAATTTTTTATAGACAATATCACACAAACAAAAATGAACCAAAGCAAGATTTTGAGTTACTATAACGAGAAAATCGGAACGGCTTTAGAAAGAGAAATAAATGAACAATAAGTTAGATTGTGAAGATTGTAGAAAGTTTTTCTTTTCGAAAGACAAGTTGGATTATGATTGTGTATTTCAAAATGGTATTTGTAGTGAGTGCTTAGTCAAAAGAGTAGAAAGGGGGCTTGAATGGTAGTTAACGATAAATGGAATCCCGATTGGGCTTTGTATTCAGGAGATAGATTTGTCACAATGGGAACATTATATGAGATAAGCGAATATACTGGTATAAGCTTAGACGCCTTAAAAATATATTCAAGAAAATGGCACCAAACACATTTCCCAAATAGAAAAGCTTTGATAAGAATAGAAGATGATGAGGTGTTACTATGAACACACTAGAAAACGTAAAACAATGGTTTATTGACCGTGACCTTGAAAATGGTGGACGGCTGGACAAGCAGTCTTTGTAAAAGAGGAGGATTTATAAAATGAAAAAACTAGGAATTATTATTGGGGCGGTATTTGTAATCGTTGTATCGCCATTCGTGGTTCAGTATGGTTGGAATGAGATTATCACAACGATTGTTCCAGTTGGTAAAATTACAGTCTTGCAAGCATTAGGGATGGATGCACTACTATCTTTTATCTGGCCGGTGTTATCCAGCAAAAAAGAATCTGAAGAGGATTATTCATATGCTGTAAAAAGTAGCATATCAAAAATCATTACATGTGCATTTTTGATATGGTTAGCTAGCTTGTTTATTTAAGGAGGATTTGATATGACACCAAAATTTAGAGCGTGGCTAAAGAAAGAACAGAAAATGGATAATGATGTCGATCATATCAGTTGGCTTGAGGATGAACTATACTGTATTGGAGATGGAATTACTTACATGGTTTCAGCAGAAGATTTAGAACTCATGCAATCAACAGGACTCAAAGATAAGAACGGTAAAGAGGTCTTTGTCGGAGATATTATAAAATGTACAAGAGGATGCCTTCACGAAGTCTATATAGAAAAAGAATATGGCGGTACGTATTTTGGAGGAATGCCAGCTGTATACCTAAAAGACTTGAGAGAAGGATATGCGTGGACTGAGCATGAAGAAATCATCGGCAACATCTACGAAAACAGAGAGCTTTTGGAGGTGGCAGAAGATTGACGATCAATATCAAACAACGATTAAAAGCCTTGCAGTACATAGATATCAAAGCGAAGTCGAAGCACCAGGAAATTATCAGCCTGAAATCAAGCATCTTGCGAGGACAGCAGTTTAACAATATGCCGAAGTCAGAAAGCTCGTCTAATCGCTCCGAAGAATTGAACGTGCTGATTATTGATAAGTCAGAACAACTGTATCAGGAAATCCAAGAACTTTATCAAGAACGAGACGAGATGGTGCAAGTGATTGAGTCATTGGAAGACCCTATGGAAAATATTATCATGCGGTTGTTGTATATTGATGGATTGTCGTGGAATCAAATTCAAGCTCAGCTACATTGCGGGCGCGGAACGATTCATCGGGCTAAAGAGAGCGCTTTGAAAAAAATTTCTAAAAAATGGAACTAACGGAACTCTTTGGAACTTTTAAAGTGATATTATGGTATTGTCAGAAAGTACGGTAAAGCGGACTGATGACTCCTTTAATGTTTAACGGTATCAGGGCGAAAAGCTGGTGATTTCCTCTTTGTATTATTTAGTTCAACCCCTGGTACCGTTATTTAGATTTTTAGTGTAGTGGTAACACAACAGACTCCAAATCTGTTATCGCGGGTTCGATTCCTGCAAAGTCTGTGAGAGGTCTAGCATTAAGTCACACAATCGTGTGGCTTTTTGTGTTGTAAAAAAATGGAGGTGATGGAAAATAGCTAAATTAACTTTAAAACAACAGAGATTCGCTGACGAGTACATCATCAGCGGGAATGCGACAGATGCAGCTATTAAGGCAGGGTATAGCTCTAAATATGCTAATACAAACGCATCTAAGTTACTACAAAATACTACAATCAAATTTTATATCGATGAAAGACTGGCTCAGCTTGCGTCTGAGAAGATTGCAACACAGGAAGAGGTGCTTACTTACCTAACCTCGGTCATGCGAGGAGAAACACAAGAACAGACCTTGATAAGCATTGGAGAATTAGGTCAAACGATTACGGATATAGATGTCGGGGCGAAAGATAGAATCAAGGCGGCTGAGCTTTTAGGAAAACGTCACAGGCTTTGGACGGACAAGGTGGAGGCAGATATTTCTGGAACGGTGGTGTTTGCGAATGAATCAGACATACCAGATTAAACAGAATGATATTGTTGTAGACCTACCTAAGATAGTAGGAGCTGGATACGGACAGTTCTGGCGCTCGAGAAATCTTTATCGAGTTGTAAAAGGATCTCGTGGTTCGAAGAAATCGAAGACAACTGCTTTGAACCATGTTACCCGTATTTTGAAATATCCCTGGTCTAACTTACTTGTCATCCGTAGATACTCGAATACGAATAAGCAATCGACTTACACGGATTTCAAGTGGGCAGCTAACCAACTGAAAGTCGCTCATAAGTTTAAATTCAACGAGTCGTTGCCTGAAATAACTGTCAAAGAAACAGGTCAAAAAATTCTATTTCGTGGTTTGGATGATGAACTTAAAATCACATCTATCACGGTCGATGTCGGCATTCTTTGTTGGGCTTGGTTCGAGGAAGCGTATCAAATCGAGACTGAAGACAAGTTCAGTACAGTAGTCGAGTCTATCCGTGGTAGCTTAGACGTGCCTGATTTTTTTAAACAAATCACGGTTACATTTAACCCGTGGAATGAAAGACACTGGCTCAAACGTGTCTTTTTTGACAAGGAGACTCAGCGAGCAGACACGCTATCGCTTACAACGACTTATCGGTGTAATGAATGGCTTGATGAAGTCGATATCAAGCGTTATGAGGACTTGTACCAAACGAACCCTAGGCGGGCTAGAATTGTCTGTGATGGGGAGTGGGGAGTTGCTGAAGGGTTGGTGTTCGAGAATTACAGCGTTCGTGACTTTGATATACAGACCACGATTAAACGAGTAGGAGAAACAGCCGCAGGTCTTGACTTCGGCTTCACACATGATCCAACCACTTTCCCTCGCTTAGCTGTGGATTTGGATAAAAAAGAACTGTGGATATATGCAGAGTATTACGAGCATGCTATGACCACCGAAGATATTTATCAGATGATTGCTAAGAACGACATGCTAAACGCAGAAATCACGGCAGACAGCGCAGAACAGCGCTTAATAGCAGAGTTGAGATCGAAGGGCGTTAGAAGAATACAAGCCTCCGTGAAAGGCAAGGGATCAATCAATGCTGGCATAGACTTTATGAAACAATTCAAAATTTATATTCATCCGTCTTGCGAAAAAACGATAGAGGAATTTGACACTTATATCTACAAGCAAGATAAAGACGGTAATTGGTTGAATGAGCCAATTGATGCGAATAACCACGTTATCGATGCGATTCGCTATGCTTTGGAAAAATATCACATCGAAAGCAAATCGACACAAGACCGCATGAAAAATGCATCTTATTATTTTAGGAGGTAAAATTGGAAGTTAAATTCTTAAACGGAACGCGTTTTGACAGCAAGTCAAATGAGCATTTTATGATGATGACGGAAGACTTCGAAGTCATCGAATACGGTTCTGATAATTGGATCGAGCAGTTAAAGCGCTACGTGAATCGTCATAAAGCAGAGCAACAGCCACGGTTAAAAGAGTTGAAACGTTACTATAAGGGTGATAACAATATCAAGTATCGACCTGCTAAAACGGACGAAACTGCGGCAGACAATCGCATTTCTAGTGATTTTGCAAAGTACATCACTATCTTTGAACAGGGTTACATGCTGGGAAATCCGGTCGAATACAAGAATGAAAACAAAGCTATTCTTGATAATATCAAGGACTTTTCAGCTAAGAACAACGAGAAGAAACACAATTCCTCCATCAAGAAAGATTTGTGCGTGTACGGTCGTGCTTACGAGCTTTTGACAGTCACAGAGCGCGATAGCAAGGCTTGGGTCAAGCTATATAAACTTAGTCCAGAGCAGACTTTTGTCATTTATGACGATACTTATGAGCAGAACTCGCTCATGGCCATAAATTACTACGATGTCGATTATGGAGACAGCAAGCGTAAGACGATTATCAAAGTCTATACCGCAGATCGTATTTATAGCTATGAGTGGAAATCCACGGATAGCTATAAAATGGCGCTTAAGGACGAGCAAGAACATTACTTTAAAGCTGTACCAGTAAATGAGTACAGCAACAACGAGGACCGCTTAGGTTCTTATGAGTCGGTTTTGGACAACATCGATGCTTACGACTTATCACAGTCTGAGCTTGCAAACTTCCAGCAAAATAGCAACGATGCCATCTTGATGATTAAAGGCAATCCATACACAGGAACGGAGGAAAACGACTTTTTGGAAGATGGACGAATCAATCCAAATGGTCGGCTGTATGTGTCGCAAGCTTACAAGAAAGCACAAGTTCTCATCTTGGACGATAATCCAAGCCCAGGCGGAGCTAATCCAGACGCTAGCTATTTAATCAAGTCGTATGATAGCCAAGGCGCAGAAGCATACAAAAAACGCTTAGTCAATGATATTTTGCGTTTTACCTTCACTCCGGATACGCTTGATAATAACTTTGCTGGTACGCAATCAGGCGAGTCAATGAAGTACAAGCTCATGGCTAGCGACAATTACAGAGAACAGCAAGAAGATCTGTTTGAAGCCGGCCTCATGCGTCGTTTGCGTTTAGCGGTTAATATCTGGAAGATCCAAGGCAATGAAAATACAGCCTACGAACTCATCAATGAAACTTCGGTAGTCTTTAGTCCGAACGTTCCACAAAATGAAAAAGAAATCGTCGAGATGATTAAGTCGTTGTATGGAATTGTCAGCGATCAGACTATTTTTGAATTACTGAATCAAGTTACGGGTGTAGATGCTACAGATGAGCTGAAACGTTTGAAAGAGCAAGAAGCCTTGGAGCAACCAGAACCACGGTTAGATCCAGTAGATGAGGTGGTCGATGATGAGCAAGAAGCCGAACCAAAACCATCTTGATTATTGGTCAGAACGGTCAGATGAAATTTTTCGCTATCTAGACCGGAAGGACATTGATTTTTTTGCCGAATTAAATAAGGTCTATCAAGAACAAGCTAACGAAATGCAAAAAGCCTTTTACGATTTTGTTAGCAAATATTCTGAAAATGGGTCTATGAGCTATCAGGAGGCGCTGCAACGATTGAAAGGCACCGACCTGTCAGATTATCAGGCAAATGCCAAGAAGTATCGTGAGCAGGCCGAGAAAGACCCAGAATTGCTTAAAAGGTTGAATGAACAATATGCATCATCTAGAGCGACAAGATTAGATGCTCTGCAACTAGATATGCTCTTTCGTGCAGGTATCGCAAGAGGTCTTATTTCCGAAAAATTCGAGAACTACTTACAAAGAATGGCTCTCATGGGTTATAAAAAAGCCATGGGCGGTCGGTCTGGTGCAATAAATGAGCCAGCTCTAAAAGAACTAGTTAGAACGCCGTTTAATGGCTACAACTACAGTCAGCAATTGTGGGGGAATACAGACAATCTTGTCAAAGATTTAAAAAAGGTTCTAAAAGCTGGATTTGTACGAGGAGATCACCCTCGAACAATGGCGCGTGATTTGGCACAGAAATATAAAGTGGCCAATAGCCGAGCTGAAACGCTCATTCGAACAGACGGAACGATGATTGTCAATCGTTCCGCTATCCAACGTTACAAGGATGCAGGGCTGAAATACTATCGCATATTGGTTCATCTTGACAATCGGACGACTGAAATTTGTAAAAGAATTCATGCGGAAGACAAACGGTATCTGATTGATGAAATGCAAGCTGGAGTAAACGCTCCGCCTTTTCATTTTAACTGCCGGTCAGGTGTGATACCTGACGAAGAGGAACTAAATGGTGATATCAAAGTTCATGATCATGACTTTGAAAAGTTAAGAGATGATCTTGCTAATTTGTGGGATGATATATCAAAAGGGAACGTAAGTTATAAGAATATCGAACGAAACCTCACAGAAAACTATATCATTGGACAATTACCGACGATTCCTGGTACTGAGGAATTGCTGAAGAATGTACAAATTACTGGAAAAAATCTAGCAAAAATCTTAGAAAAGCATGGCACAGAATTCCCATTGGAGCAAATGCTATTGTTGCAAGAATTAGTTGCTAATCCAGATTATGTCGCCGATAACTCTGGTCATCATAACAATTCGGTACTGCTCTATAAAAAAGTCCCTGAACGCTTGAAATATCTAATGGAAGCAGCGCTTATACAAAAAGATGATGGTAACTACATCATCCACTACCATAAAATTAAAAAACAAAAATTAAATAAATTGAAACGTGAGCAAAAGATACTTTACTCTAAAGATGATATGTGATATACTTAGAGTAGAGATAGAGGTTGAAAAGTATCCGCCTCCAACGCGCCACTTAGCTAGTGGGTCGAGAAATGCGGGCGACATTCGGCGGTCCCGCCTATCTTGCGCTTAGATAGTAATCTAGGCGCTTTTTTGTTGCCCAGAAAGGAGATAAAATGTTTATTTGGGAATGGATATCAATCGCTTTCGGGTGGTTGGTATTTTTGTTTTTAATCTTTATTATTTCAGCGTTAATTAGCGGGATAATTGATGGCATAAAGAAAGGATTGAAGAAATGAAATACAGAAAGAAACCTGTAGTAATTGAGGCGGTTCAGTTCGTAGATACTGAAGAATCGATTTTAAAATTGTCAGAATTAGGATTAGATCCAGTTCGGATTGAATATGGTGACCTAGGTAATCCAATTTTAAAAATAGAAACACTTGAAGGATTGATGATTGCAACAGAAGTTGACTACATTATCAAAGGTGTGCAAGGCGAGTTTTATCCATGCAAACCTGAAATCTTTAAAGAAACATACGAAAAAGTAGAGGAGTAAGATATGTTCATCTGGGATTTAGTATCAATTTTATTAGGTTGGATTATATTTTTTGCGTTGATTTTGTTCGTAATAATTAAATTATTTGAAGTGATTTCAACAGTCATTTCAACTCTAAAAGTCGGAATTGAATACAGAAAAAAACTGAAACAATTGAAAAATAAATAACCTAACCGCATCGAAATCGAGGCGGTTTTCTTATGCTCTAACCGTATGGAATCCCGTACGGTTTTTATATTGTCCAAACTGTACCGATGACAATAAAAGCTGTACTGTTCCGTCGCCGGACGTAAAGCGAGATTATCGAGTGGCGACGCAATCGCTGGAGGACAAT